GGGCCTGAGGGTCGTTCTCAGGATACCTAGGCTCGATGCCCATGAGCATCTTGGCGGCCTCCACCTGCATGTCGTCATATGTCTTCTGAGAGGCGTTTCTCTGGTCAATGATGACCTGTTCGGCAACATCAGGCGAAATAGCCCTGACGATGTTCTCAAGGAGCTTGGCTCTGTCAATAACGCCGATGTTATCCATCGGAAGGGCAAACTGCGAGATTGCCTGAAGCTTTTCAATGTTCCAATCAACATCCAGCTCTCTGACATCAAACTTAACGCAGAAGTCGTACATTGTGTTCACATCGTTGGGGGAGACATCAATCCTGGAGCCAGTGATTCTTTCAATAAGTTCTGCTGGCATATATTGAAGGCAAAGCGAGAAAACCTGCCTGTAAACCTGGGATGATGCCGTTAGGAACTTGTTAACCTGGAACTGTTGCCTAATCTGAGTCTTGATTTGAGGCACGGCTGGATGGTACAGGCCATAGTATTCAGAAAGCTTCATCTCAACTCTTTCAATCAAGTTGAACGCAAGCTGGGGTGTTCCAGGGGGCGGGGGCATGTATGAGTAATCGTCCTTTGAAAGCACAGGAAGGATGACTCCAGGACCAACCCTGTTAGATACGCCAGTACGCTTCTTGGCCAGGATTGTGGGGACTGTCTCAAGTGCGGTTCTGTCACGAATTGAGTCGTGCTGGGCCTTGATTTCCTCCTGGTCGGTGAATGAAAGCTCGGGAATGCCCCTTGACTCGCAAATTGCTCTTCTGATGTTTTCCTGACGAAGCTCGATGAAGGGGTACTCCCCGTGTGCGTAGTCAAGCATCTCGTGCTTGGCGTAGAAATCTTCCCTGACATTCGGGCAGAAGATTGTGTAATAAATGGTAGGTGTGCCGTTTTCAGTGATTTGCTTGCTGTAAGCGTAAACAATCTCAACCAGGTTGTCCGACTTGTTGAGGGTGCCAGCAAGGTGCTCCGAGACTGGAACAAGGTTGCTCATCTCGTAGAAGTTTGACTTACCTTGTGTCTCGCAAGCCTGTTCGACAAACTCCTCGCTCCAGCCCTCTGCAATTGCTGCTGAACGAAGTTCAACCTCGGTCATGAATGTTCTCCTGAACACAACTCTTGCGTCCTGAAGGTCCAGTGTTTCAGGGGGTACGGCAAACTCGTCATAGGGCTTGAGTGCCGCAACAACAGGAAGGTTCTTTGACACATAGGACTCGTAGATATCAGCAACGCCTTCCTTGCCCATGTCCCTGAAGAACTTTCCAGACTCCTTCTTGGTCATGCCAAATGTGTTGACCAGGACATCTGTAACAATGTCGCTGTACTCGCCAACCTTAATTGCGTCAACGATTACGCTGAGCATGGGGTTCTCGGCGGAACGAACTGTAAGCTCGTCAAGCGTCAGCTTGATGCATCGCTTTGCCAGTCGCTGTTCCCAACCAATGTGCATTACCGACCAACCGTATGTAAGAGTGTATTGAATCCAAAGTTCGAACTCCTTCTCCAGCTCCGAGCGAAGCTTGTTTTGGGTAACCCACTTCATGAGAAGCTGGGCTGCACCAGCCGTTGATGCGTCGGAGATGTCAATGCCGCTGATTCTAAGCGATGAACGCTGCCAGGCAGTCATCAGGTTGGATGTCATCTCGTTGATGATTCTGTCGATAACCCTGGCTCTCACATCCGAGGCTCCCTCGAAAGGGAAAGCCTGTTGGCCAGACTCCATGTTGTGGGACCACTTCTTGCCGTCTTCGGACTGTGAGTCCCATCTCGCAAGCCTAATGTTGTCGCTTTCGTTGAATCTTGAGACATTTCCTCCGTTGAAGATGGAACGCTCATACTCATCGCACAGATATTCAATATCTGGTGAATCGGTAACGAATGCCAACTTATCCTTGCGGTATTTGTAGTTTTCTTTTTCCATGCGTTTTCTGAGCGTTTGGTTATTAGATATTATTTATTTGAAAAGTCAAGAACTAATATGAGCCCCCGCCGACAGCCTTAAACGAGTCCTCGTCAGTGTAAATAGGATTCATAACAACAAGGTACCTAAGACAGTCAATCGGGTCTTTGCTGGCTCCGTTTTCCTTGTCAAGCCCAGTCCACTCCTTGATGCAGTAGATTAGGTTTTGGCAATCTTCGGAAACAAACAACTTGGGCTGGTTTATGGGCGACACTGGCTGATTGTTGTCGTAGGAGAACAGGTCGTTAATCATCGAAATGCCCTGTTCCTGCTTAACGCCAGCGGACGGCTCAAAAAGCATCGGGTCAGGGTCTTCTGCAAGAAGTTCAATCAGAGATGTGCCACCTTCCTTGCCGACAGATTGGGTGGCACCAGCACGAGGGTCAATGTACCTGACTTCGATTTGTTCGTCCCCCTCTAGCTCTCTGATGATTTCCTTGTACTCGTTTAGACCTCTTCCCGACCCGTTGTTTTGCGCCAAACCCCTCTTGCCGTCTGGTTTTTCGCCAGGAAGCGCCCATTCGCCGAGCGAGATGTCTGGCCATTCCCGATAGACATAACCCGTGCCGTCTTCTGATACACGGAGCCAAAGAATGAACCAATTCCTTGCACCAGCTGGGTCAACCACCATGTAGTTTGTGCCTTCCTCAGGAACTTTCTCAGCACTGAGTATGTGTGAATCGCTGAATCGAGGAAACTGCGTACCTGCGAGGGCTTCGGCGTAACCGTAAGCACGGATTTTGATTTCGTAGTTCGTCTTGCCTTGGAGCGTCTTCTTGAGGTTCTCATATGGGTTGAAGGGATTGAGCTTGGAGTGAAACCACATCGCTGACGAGTCTTTTTTTCCATAACATGATGCAATATAAGGCATATGACCGACTTTGCACCCACTTACATGTTGATTTTCAGGGTCAAGCATGTCTGCCTCCAAAGACTTCTCAATTTTGCAACCTGCCACATACTCCTTGACGACAGGAGAGTATCCATTGATTGGAGTAAATGTAACAATCAACTTACCACCCCTTGTGACGATACGATATCTAAGCGTTTCAATCCAATCCAGCGGAACAAGCTCGTCGCACCACACCAAGTCAACCTCACCACCCTCGATAACATCCCTGTCCTGCGAATAATTCATGAAAAAGCACTGGGAAGTGTTCGGCAGGATGAATGTGTTGTCTGAAAATCCGTTTTTCTGGCTATATTGAATGTTTGTAACCTTATTTTTCTTCAAACCCCTGAATTCCTTGGGCATATACTTCCAAACAACATTCTGTTGCATCTGAACTGACGATTGCGATGTGGTGTGAAGGCACCAAACACGGGCGCCAGGCTTTTCCATGAGTGTTTTGATGACCTTTTTTGCTGCCCACTCAGTCTTACCAGCTCTGTTGCCGCCAAGAATGCAGATTTCCGTCTTGTTGTTAAACAATTCGTCAGCATCACGCCAGTGTGCTGGCTCATAACCATGCCTATAAGGGTCCTCTCTCTCAAGGCGAATCATCTCCTCACGCATTTCTAGCGTTTCCTTTAGCTTTTCTGGGCCGATTTTCTCAGCAAGAAGCTTCATTTCTTCCAATGACGGTATTTTCATCACTGGATGTGGTGTTAGTTTGTCTACAATGCTCATTTCTTTTTCGTTTCTTGATTGCTCCACTGGAAATCATTAGGGTCAAGACCAGGAAGATAGGCTGCTGCGAAAGCACCAAGCGGCTTAAGGTTGCCAGTTGTAGCAGCATAAATGGGGCCGAACAAGGGCTGCTGTTCCATCCACTGAGGGTCGTTTACCCTTTGAGAGTAAGAGGGTCCTTCTGAGCCAGAAACACCAAGCGACTGCATGACTGAATCAACAACTGGTCTTACACCAAGCGGGTCAGACATGCCATATTCCCTTGTCATGTGTCTAGGAACATTATTTTGGTCAAACGCTCCTCCAGCAGCAGCACCTTGCGTTGCTATTTGCAGCGGAGTGAAAGCAACATTTCCCTTTGCAAGGGCAGCTCCGCCAAACCTTGAGAACGCCAAAGCATCGTTTCTTAGTGATTTTCCAATAAGAGGAGCCTGGCTTTTTAGAATTTGGGCATCGGCTGTCAAATTTGCAAGATGAGTTGAAAGTGGCCTCTTCATGAACGGTGTTGTCTTGTCATAAACAACTTTCCAATCGGAAGGCCTGGAAGGAAACTCAACACTATCAAATGCTGTTCCAAAACCCTGCAGGTGTACGCCCTGGTTTTGATTTGTAGGAACATGAATTCTTGTGATGGGATTGGGGTTGGGGTCGTGAATAATTCTTATACCAGCGTTTGCACCAGGAAGAACCCTTCTCAAAAGATTTGGTGTTGCGCTTGTGTATTTGAGGTTTTTTGTTTGCGACGATGAAGCAATTCCTGCGTATCTTTCAATAAGTTCCTGCAAAACGGCAGCCCTGATTTCTGGGTCTGGGTTGTTTTTTAGATTGTGTATCTTGTTTTGCGCCATGACAATTTCATCAATTGAATCAGCCGTTTCAGACGCTTTTTCAAGCGCTGTCGTTGCTAGTTGGGCGGCTCTGGACCGCCTGAGAAGCTCCCTCATTGCAGCAATCTTTTGTTCGTTGGAAATGTTTTTGGAACCAAAAAGCCTGTTGAAAATTGTTTTTTTGTTATCTAGTTGTCCCATGACAACATCTTCAGTCGAGCTAGCCGTTTCAAGAACGGCATTATAAGCGTCGCTGACAAGTGCCTGCCCAGGAGTTCGCTTATTAGAAATCTGTGGAGTAAACCCACCCAAGTCGTCCTGTCCAAGGATGTTGTCCATCAATGCCAGCAATTCTTTGTCAGACTTCATGGAGCGCATAGCCTCTGGAGTAAGTCCGCTTCTAAAATCAAACTCCCTTAGAAGCTCGTCGGACCATCTGTCAGAAATACCAGCCCCAGTGCTTGCAAAAAGTCCGATTTTCCTCAAATCAATCTTTTGTTTTGTTGTCATGCCCCCCTCCGTCAGGGGGGTTGACATTATTCCCTGGGGATTAAGCGAGTTTCCAGAATACTTATCAAGCACCTCTATTGTTTGTGGAGCAAAAAGAGAGTTGTCGGTTCTTGGAGCAAACTTGCTTCTGAAAAGGTCGGCGTTCTTTCCAAATTCCCCGTCCAGCAATGCCTCAAGCGGAGCATCGTTAACGACTGAGTTTTTGATTACCCTGTTTGACTTGTCGATAAGTCCAGCAACCCTTTGTGCAGTTGATTCTGACCTTTGTTCAATCAACTTTGGAATGTTCTCAAACTCAGCTGCAAGCGCATCAGTGGAAGGTTGATTTGCTCCAAGAAGATTTCCGACAGTGTACCTATTGTCCACATCTTGGTAAATCCTGTCAAGCTTTTCAGATATTGTTGAGGGACTTGTTTTTGAAAAAGAACTTTCTGATGAAACCCTTCTTGTGCCAGTTGTTCCAACTCCAGTGTTAACTTCCTCGACAATGGTTTTTTGTCCAGGTGAATTTGGGTATTTCTCATCTATGCCAGAAGCAGAAAGAATCCTACCTGCGATGTTGTTGCTGCCAAACGGCCCATCGGATTCCCTGGCGTTTGCAATTGCCAGCGCCTTTTCATTATCCGACATCCTGTTCCACACCCTGGTTTTAATATTGTTTGGGTCTAGCTCTGTGTTTAGCCATGTTGGGCCCTTGTAACCAGTGTCTATGTTTGGCGTTGAAAGACCAGCAGTTCTTCCATTTGAGTCCAGTGGGTCTGCTGGGTCCCAAGTCAGATACCTGTCTTTTCCGTCTGCACCAATTGTTCTTCTAAGATTGTCGTGAGCCTTTGTGATTTCATAGTTGGGATTTTTTGAAAAAAGCCCTTCGTCAATAACCGCAATTGCGCTTCCATCATCACCCCAATAGTTGGGAAGAGGGGCGTTTCTTGCGCTGTAAGTTAGTGCCTGAAAATGGTCGGTCCCCCTTACTGTTCCAGATTTAACAAAATCTCCAAGCGCTGGGTTTTTTTCAAAAGGATTTGGATTCGGACCACCGACATCCCTCAGGATTCTGTAAGCGTCACCCCTGAGGCTTTCTGGAATATTCCAAAGTCCAACTCCTTTGTCATTAACAAGCGTGTCGACAAAGGATGTCCCAATTGCCCTGTCAGAAATATTTCTGTACCTTTCGCTTATAGCGTCGATTCTTTCGTTGTTTCTAGCCAACATCTGTTTCAGTTCGTCCTGCGGCTTGACCCTGTTTAGTTCCGAATCCAAAACAATTTCACCTGGCTTCCTTCTTGCCTGGCCAGTTCCAGCTTCTATTGCCGCAGCCACCTGTATAAGCTTGTCACCCCTTAGCCTTGGGTTTGCTTTTTGTGCCTGACCAAGCCTTGTCCTTAGAACTTTAACAGACTCTTCTGGAAAATCAACAATATCTGGGGTGTTGTCGGAATAGGTTACGCCGAGGTCGTCAAAGTCGCTTGTTACAGCAAGGTACCTTTGCAATGCCGCAGTTATCTGCTCGGCATCCATGTTCTGAACAATTATCCTGGGATTTGAGATGTGTTGCCCCTCATAATAGTTTCCGCCGAGGTCACTACCAGTTGAAGTAATGTACTTTCTGACATCACCAAAACGAGGGTCCTCCCTCAAATTGACATCAGGCATTGCTTCTCTGTCGCCCGTTAGGGCGACTTCCGATTTTTTGGGAAGCCATCTGTCTGCGGTTCCAGATGTAGAAGTTGTCGTGATTCTGCTGTTGTGCCTTAATCAACAGCTCCGCCGTGGCCATATCGCTATGGCTGATGTTGGGGGGCGGCCAACTTCTCAGCGGATTACTTCCGCTTTGAGGGCTTGGAGTATTTTGAGCCGACATCATTGCCCTTGTAATTCTTGGTTCTGCTGCAACCGCAGCACGAGCCCTTGCCCCAAACGGACTCAATGGCCTTCTCACCCTTATTGTTAGTGCTCTTTCTCATAGAAATTTGCCCGCATGGTTCGGATGCTTGGTGGCAATGTAAATGTTGCCATCAACCTGCTTGACGGGAACAAGCATGCCTATCTTGAAGTTCTTTTGATTTCTGACAAGAACTTTTTCACCCCTACCCCTGATTTCACAGACAAGCAGCTTCTGGTTCATGGGCTTCTGCACAACCCTGCCAAAAACCTCCTCAGAGGCCCCAGGAAGCCCTTTGCCCCCCTCAGGGGTACCCAGCTCCCCATCGAGCCACTCAAGGCCCTCGTCGGTCCAGCAAACGGGTCCCTTGCGTGTTCCAATGTCGGGCGCCTTGTACCAATGAATGTCCTGCTTCGCCTTCTCACGAAGCTTTCTCATGCGCACACGGGTAAGACCCCTCTCCTTGGCAATGGATGATTCTGTCACTTGGTTGTAGTCAATGTAGTTGTCCATAAATTTACCAGGCTTTGCAACTCCAGTAGCGCGCCTTAGTCTTAGGCCCAGGATTCGCACACTTGTGCCTAGCCCTGAAACTCTTTCGCCTCTTCGGGTCGTGCTTCTTGATGCTCATCTTAGGGTCCCCAAAACGAACAATCCTAGCCTTCCCGTCTCGACCCTTCACATAAACAGCAGACTTCTTAGACCCGCCTGGCGTCCTAAAAGGCCTGTTCAACGCCACTTTCTTTCCCTTGTATGTTGCCATATTCACAAACATACCAGCATTTACCTAATAATGCAAGCTCTTTTTTGCAAAAAAATTCCATCCGTGTGAATCCGTCGACATTCTATCACAGTAACAGGGGTCTCACCCCCCCCGCCCCCGTCTCAACAAGCGTCTCAATAAGGTAAAACCAGCGTTTACAAATGTTACAATTGTGTGTCGGCGTAAGTCGTTGGTAATCAGTGACTTGCGGAGCAAGTTACGGCACTAGTGAACACCTGTTCAGTAGACGGCATTGGCTAGGTGTGGTATACTGTCTTTGTCAGGTGAGGGAAGCCTCCCTGCGGTTCTCTGAAAGTCGAAAAAGTAGCAAATTTGAAGGAAGGGCGGGATTCCCTAGGGTAAGTCACCCTGTCCCACTTTCCAAGGTTAAACCATCGAAAAATACCCTAATACAGATGTCGTCTGTGGTGTTCCCGCTCCGTGCGGGTATCGGTGGCAGGTTGGTCGGTTTCGTTTGCATCTCCGTTGAGGCGGATGCGGCGGCCTTCCAGTCCCTTGCCACTGTCGATGCCAAGGTCATCCTGCGTGGCCGCTCGGAGGGCAAGTCGTCCTTCCTTGAGCGTGCCAAGCGGGTCTTCGGCACCGATACCCTGCCTGTCACCGAATAAGTGACTGTCAGCCAACCCGCAAGGGATTGGAATCCTAAAGCAGAAGTGCCAAGGATTGGAAGGGTCAGGAAACTGACCCTCTGTCTTTCCCACCACACACAATGGAAAAACCAACCGAAACAGTAGAAACGCAACAGACTAAAGTAGAGGGGAGGGGATACCTCCAATCGCATTGCATCCTAGTTATCAAAATAGAGAAATTAAGGCGAAACTTAAAGAAAGCGAGAAACAACCAATACCATTCCAGGATGCACGCAAAGGGTCAGACCATAAAGTGCAGGAAGTATAGGAAAGAAAATAGGTGGCTAAAGGAAAAGGTCAGGGCACTAAAGGAAAAGTTGAAACAGGTCAGGCGAGCAAGGCGAGGTTGAAACAGTAAAGACAACAGGGAGGCCCTACGGGGTCTCCCTTTTTTGTGTCCACTTATTCGTTTAAAGATCTGTTGACGACCCGGTTGGCTGGCTATCTTGGTCCCCCGCATGGAAACATTATTTTGCTTAGTATCACTCTAATACCCCCTATCAGTTTCCCTAATACCCTGTTTACCCCCCTAGACAGATAGGGGGAAATATGGTATAGTGTCTCCGTCAGCCTGTTGATTGACAGTCGAACTTTGAGGGTGGGGGGCGGTTCCCCTGCCGTGGTTAAAAAGCAACAAAAGACACGCAATGTCCTACATCATCCTGCCCCTTCGGGCTGGCATCGGTGGTCGCCTCGTCGGGTTCGTCGGAATGACGGCCGAGGCGGACTCCCTTGCCTTCCAAGGGCTGGCGACCGTGGATGCCAAGGTGCTCTTGCGGGGCAGGTCGGAAAGCAAGACTGCTTTCCTTGACCGTGCCAAGCGAGAGTTCGGCAGCCAGGTCTTGCCCGTTACCGAGTAATTGATAACGAAACACAGCGAGGGGTCCTCTACGGGGGGCCCCTCTTTCTTTGCACAGGTGAAATCCGAGCTGGATCGGCCAGGGCCAGTTTCGGCCAGGCTTGTTGGCCTGTATTCCCCCCATGTGGGAATCCCGTTTTGCTTGGTATCACTCTTTTCCCCCCTTCTGGAAAAGGTCTAATGCTTGGTAACACTCTTTCCCAGTATTCCCCCTACAGGTGGAAACCCCTTTGCTTGGTATCACCCATTCCCTTCCTTTGCATTTTTCACCTGGAAGCAAGAAACCATCTTTTTGGGGTGGAAATTAGATAGTCAGTGAAACAGGGAGATACTCGTATATATGGGAAAGGTATAAACCACGATTATTTGGTATTGACTAATAGGTACAAAAAGGGGTTCCCAGTTTCCCAGGAACCCCGTGTATGGGTGATTAGGTGTTAATCAGGATTCGGTGTCTTCGGAGCGATTCGTGTGATAGTAGGAATTGTGGATTTCCGTGATTTCGGGGGGAATCACAGTTCGGGGATTATGGGGATCCACGGGTTGATTGGGATTTGAGGGAACCCACGAAGCATTGGAATTAGGGTGTCCCATGGTTCGGCCATTCTTGTGGGAATCGAAGAACTTAACGATTCTGGCAATCGCAAAAGCCTTGAGATTCGGGGAACAGTCGGACTTAAGGAATTCCGTAATAGTGGAAACATCCTCTCTCGTATGAACCAGGTAATGCATCAGTTTCGCCCAATTCTTGACTTTCGTAGGATTGAGTGAAGCCGAGCCAACCCTGATTTCGAGGGTTTGGTGCTCTTGGAAGGAAAGCCTGTTAACAGCGGTATACCTGGAATCCATATCACCACCGAAAACACGGCAATAGGAATTCGAGGCTCTGCTGAAAGGCACCATAAACTGAATCCAGTTTTTCATCGCTGTATCCATTTTGGTGACTTTCCTGCCAAACATATTAGCCGTGAAATCCCTGCAATCCACATGAACGTGCAAACCGCAGGTTTTGTTGACTTTCATATAATGGCTATTCATCCAGTTTAGCGTATCAGCGATTCTGCTGGAATCCTTGGAATCGTTGATATTGCAGACAATGTTGACTTCCTGGAATTCGAGCATTCGCTCGTTATCCTTGGTAGTATTGATTGACCCATCTCGCTTAAACCAGACAAAAGGAGCCTTCGGCCACTTTATGTCGTTTTCGTAATGCCCGTTTTCGCAGACTTCATCGGAATCCTCGTTATTGCAAATATCGCAATCCCCGCAAGCAATGTAATTGCTGCCTTCCGTGGTTTCGGCGGTTCCCACGAACTCGATTTCAATGCCAACCATAGAACCAGTGGGATACTTCTTTTTGGCCCAATACTTGGTAAACGAGGAAACGGAACTATCGGATTCCCAGAATCTAGGGGCAACCTCCGAAAGTTCACGAAGCGTGTTTTCGTACCTATTGACCATATTTCCGACATTCTCGATTCGGCGGTTCAACTTCTTTCTGGCTTTGTTGACATTTCGGATTTTCGTGTGAATGTCCCCAACCCAGTTAAGGCAGAGAACACCGATAAACGCCAATCCAGTAGGAGCAACGAATTCGTTCTTTCCGTTGATTCGGATGAAAGAATTATTGGTGGAATTGGTGTTTTCGTTGTATTGCTGCAAAGCCGAAATAATGGCTTCCCTGAGTTCCCTGGTATTGGGAAGATTGATGAAACTAGCGATTTGCTCCCTATCAAGTGTTTCGGGCACTTCTGGAAGATGGGGGATCCCCGCTTCCTTCAATTCCAAGTAAAACTCACGAATGAAGTTAATGAGCAAAACATTGGAAGAGTGCATAAACCTGTTATGGGCGTAATCCCTGCAAATCCAGGACTTGATTTTCGGGTGCAATTGGCCGAAAACCGAAACAGCGTTAAGCGTGGAAAAGAACCTTCCGTAAGAAACGGTTCTGTGGAAATGGCTCAAATTGCGGTTTTCGGCTTCTCCAGTAAACGAGAAACAGGCCCAAGGCATCATTTGCATGGTTCGCTCGTTAATCATAGAACCGCAGATTGCGCTGTTTGCAGCCCAAGACGCAAAACGGGCTTTCAAGGTAACCATCTGTTCCTTGGAAAGGTTGTTAAGCGGATTTTGGTAATCCATGATTCGGACGCAATCGTGGGTATCCACGAAAGTGGCGAACTTGTTGAAGACCTCCTTTCTGGCATTGGCGAATTCCAGGGCTTTGTCAAAGTCCAGGATTTCGAGGTTATTGCTGTTTAACAGGGACAGCATGTTTTGTTGCTTTTGGGGCATGTTGGGTTTTGGGTTTGGTTTGGTTTTGGGTATCCCGCATTTTACTGCGGAAAGGGAAATTTAAGGTTTCTGCGAACTATCCGTTTTGGTCGGAAATGCGGTTAGGCTCATTCACAGAAACCACCTGTTGCCAGGTTTTAGACCTTACTTGGACTTCCTTTCATTCTGCTTTTCCATCTCAATTTGCTTTTCCAGGTATCGGATTTGGTCGTCATTCGGGGTTTCACCCGCAATGTCGGCAATGTCCCTAACCCTGAGTTCACCGTTTTTGACGGCTTCCCTCAAAGCGGGGTCATCCAGGAATTCCTCGGTATCCTTGATTCCAGACATTTCCTGTTGAACGAGATTGCCGATTTCATCGGGTTCCTCGTAATCGTCGGAATAGTTGGAATGGGAGTAACCAGGATAAGTGGTGCTTCCCTGATAGGGATACTTCCCGTCATATCGGCGATAGTCCCTGTTTCCGATATAACTCGTAACCCCAGCACTACCCAAACTACGGGAAACCGCAGAAGCGGAATTCGTGTATCGGGAGAATGCCTCGAAATCGGTGGTATCCACCATTCCGTCTTTCGAGAAAACATGGAGAACATAGGGTTCAATCATATAGGCAGAAGTGATGGAAGTCTGCTTTGCCTTGTTATGCTTACAAACCGTTTTGTTGTAATCCACGCAATGCACAGGGTCCGTGGAAAGCGTGCAAACACCCAAATCCTCGATATACGAGCAATACAGGGGAGCCACATTATCACGGAAAGCGAACAATTCGCCGTTAGGGTTGATTCCAACGACTGCCGCATAACCCGAAATCTGGGTTTTTAGGGAATGAACCCCTTTGCCCTTTGTGAAGCAATGCAGGATATGCTCAGAATCACAAGTTGTGGCCATTTCGTGCTTTTCGCCGATATGGTCGACAACCCCGTTATGGGCAATAGTCCAGGAACCATTGTTCGAGTCAATCCCGTGGAAAGGGTGAGTATTGGTAATCTCCCTTCCACAGGTTGCGGTCCTACCGTGGGAAATGTAGGAACCCTTGATTCGGTCATAGGCGGGGAACTTGCCGAAAGTCAGGAAGTCCCTGTTACGGGCAACCGTGACTTTCAGGCCTTTCGGGAGAACCTGCAAATCACGGGAAACGATTCCCATGCCTTTGCAGGATTCGGGGCGAAGATACTTTTCGCCATATATCCCGTTTTCGTGAGAAAGGGCGAATCCGAATCCGTCCCTTTGCGTGGTTCCTAGCCATTCAGCCGAAAGTCGAGTTAATTCGACTATCTGGCTTTGCTTGCGAACAAGCAGTTTCGAGGATGCAAGTAACTTGCACATTTTGGTTTTTTTTTGTTTTGTTGGGTTTGGGTTTTGGGCGGAATGCCCAAATTAGTTGAGATTGCCGTTTTCCTCGGAATCGGAATCGTCCGATTCAAGGATTTCGAAAATCTCGGGAATGGGGTTATCGTTGGAATGCTCTTTCTCGGTTTCCAGGGCATCTGCGACTTCGTGCAGATTGTCGACTTCAATGCTTTTGCCGACAATGTAGATTCCCTTGGTTTCCAGCATACGGACGAAAGCGCCGATAATGCCCAAAACATTGGCTTGGTGGATTTCGGAGATAACGACTTTGCTGGATTCCTCCAGATAGTCCAAACGCTTCAAATCCTCGGAAAAGGACTTTGCTGAGTTCTCACCGATTGAGAAAATCGTGTCAAATGCGTTATACCCAGGAACAGGGATATTGACGCTTTGCTTGGATTCGGGCGATTCCAGTTCCTGCAACTTGCTGGAAACCACGGTATACACGATATCGCAGATATTCGGGTCTACAGGGTTTGCCTCAATCCTGACTCCGCAGGATTTCAAGTATTCACCATAAAGATGGTGAAACTCGTTTTGGCAGGATTCCGAGAAATCCTGGATATTGTTGATTTTGATCATTTTGGCCATTTTGTTGGTTTTTGGGTTTTGGGTTTTATGGTTTTTTCGGGTTTTTCGGGTTTTTTGGTAAATCCTACTTTTACCCTATTTTGACCATCTCCTATTATACCAGGCAATTGTTACGGTTTGATGTCGATTGGGTTACGATTGTGTTACGGTTGTGTTACGGCAATGTTTCTTTAGTTTTCTGGTTTTTCCGTATTATATGTATTATATGTATTATATGTATTATATCTTATATTGCCATTTTGGGGTATTTTTGAATTATACGAAGTTTTGCTGTTATCATGTGATTTGAGCGTTTTGGCTGTTTTGGTCTTTTTGGATGTTCTGCTGGTTTTAGGTCTTTTGGATTTTTAATGCGGCCTGACATTTGGCTCGATTTTGACGGCGGGTGAAATTGTTTTCCTGGAACCAGGTGCGGAGATAACGCTATAATGCTTAGCGTCACCTTTTGCTTATCATCACTAAAATGGTAGAGGGGAGGGGATTCGAACCCCTGTGAGCCAAAAGCCCAAGCGGTTTTCAAGACCGCCGCAATAGACCACTCTGCCACCCCTCTTAAATTGGAGCGTAGGAGAATCGAACTCCTATTTCTCGGATGCAAACCGAGTGCTGTACCGTTGAGCCAACGCCCCGAAAGAATGACCCCCGCGTAGTTTCCCAGAGGCGGGAGCCGTAAATGGAGCCACAGGTCGGAATTGAACCGACAACCCGCTGCTTACAATGCAGCCGCACTGCCAATTGTGCTACTGTGGCGGAAAGTGTATAGGGGCATAGCCGTTAGGCCCATTAAGACAATTTTTGTCAGCCCCACCCTTTTTGGGTTATTAACCACCGCACCGTATGTCGTCCGTGCGCACTAGGTTTCCCTAGTGAAAGTGTTTGTTACTATAACATTGTGTTGGGTTGATATGATGGGGTGGCAGAAGACCCATTGTTTGTTGTCGGTGGTGGAAATTAGTCAAGTTCTTTTCCTATTTGGTATAGGAACCAGGCGACTACAGCAAAGACTGCAATCTTAAGAATCATTTGCTAGTTTGTCTATCTTTTCCTCGATTGTGTCCTCCTCGTAATCTGCCTCATTTGAGGAAGGCAGACACTCGGGACAATATGGCTTGCCGCCAGTGAGCATAAGTATGCCCTTGTTGTTTGCGAATATTGCGTTGCTTGCTGTCAACCCTTTTCCGCAACAAATGCACTTGTATTGCTTCATTAGAGTTTGTTCTCGTAAAGCCACTTAATCATAAGTGCAAGTTTGTTGACCTTAATCCTTTGATATGCAAAGGCCCTAAGGTTGTCAACTGTCTTGTATGCCACTCCAAGTTCGGCGGCAATTTCCTTCCCTGTCTTGCCGTCTCGTAGCATTCGGCACACCGCCAATTGCCTAGGAGTTAGGATGCAGTTTTCGGGATGATTGTTATTCGTTTCCATAGAGTTCGTCTGAGTTGATTGTTGCTTCAACGCCTTCTTCCTTCAAGCGGCGAATGAGGTTGTTGATAAACAGCCTGCCCTCTTCGGCGGCCATGTCTCCGTCCTCGTAATTCATCTTGAAGGAGAGGGTCATGTTGACCTCGTATTCCCAGTTTTGTTCCATTGTGAAAGGGGTGGGCCAGGGATTTTACCCCCTGGCCCATTGGGGTTAGCAGACTCCAGTGTCGCTGTCGGGATAGTATCCGACAACATCTAGTTGTTCGGGGAGTTCCTCCACGGTGTAGTCGAAGTCATCGGGATAGATGTACGACACAGGGACGATGATTCCAGCCTTCTCGTATTCGTCCTCCTCGTCGTACCAAATCTCGTCGATGTATCCAACGACACATTCCCTCTCGGGCAGTTCCTCAAAGGAACCTCCCTTGTGGCTGTCGTCCCTCATGAGATTGAGGAAGTGGTTTGTGATTTTGTATTGGTGTTCGGGTAGCATGTTTGTTTTGGTTTGGTTGTTGGTTATTCAGACGAGCCGCTGTTGGACAGCCCGTTAGAAATGAGAGTAGCAGTTTCGTGCAGGAAGTCAAGCACTGAAACGAACTGAATCTTGGCGTACATCTTGCTGGCGGCGACCTCCGTGGACTTGCCCGAGGTGAGCCTGTGGGCGTGGGCGATGTCCTTGATTAGAAGGTTGGCCTTCCTGTAAAGCATTACCTTCTGAGACCTAGTGGCGTCAGCACCGAACAGTTTGCCTTCCCTGTTCTTGGAAATGTCCTTGGTGCAATAGATGATTAGGTTCAGTGCGTATGGAGAGGTCTTGGAGAACTGTTCCTCATTGTCGAAGAACAGGGCCATGCGGCGCGCTTGCCTAATGCCAATTGTGATTTGGCAACGACCTAGGACTAGTGCCTTGATGAGTGTTTCTTTTTCCATGTTTGTTTGGTTTACTTGTTCTTCTTGTTCTTCTTGTTCTTGGATGGCTTGGAGACCTTTTTGTTGGTTTCCTTGTCAATCTCGCTGATGATTTCCTCGTATTCTTCCTGCTTTTCCTTG